AACTTTGCCGAATCATGCAAAAACAAACACATGATAAAATCAATAATTTAGAAGAATCAGTATCTAGATTAGAAAAGATTTTGTTGACTTCTGCAGGTGTATTAATTACAGGTATGGCATCAGTTATACTTGTATTAATTACTCAATGAAATTAATTAGAAAATATCCTTACAAACATTATAATAGATTTTCAGATACCAATGGTCGTAAATACTTGGTCGATAATGTTAAAGTGCCAAGTGTTACAAATATTTTGGGTGCAACAAAAGACAAAAGATTTTTAGATAATTGGAGAAGAAAAGTTGGAGATGCAGAAGCTGATAGGATAATGAAACAAGCTTCATCAATTGGAACTGAGATGCACCAGGTTTTAGAATATACTTTAAATGGTCAAGGATACTACAATGCGATGCAAGAGGGTAGTAAACCAAGAATGATGGCTAAAACAATTTTAAATAATATAAAACTTGATGAAATTTGGGGAAATGAGATAAGTTTAGAATATGAAAATAAATTTGCTGGCACATGTGATTTAACAGCAGTTTGTTATGGTAAACCAAGTATTATTGATTGGAAACAAACTAACAAACCAAAAAAAGAAGAATGGGTGGAAGATTATAAGTTGCAGCTTGGTGCATATTATTTAGCTCACGTAAAAAATTACGGACCTATTGAACAAGGTGTAATATCAATGTGTAGTAGAGATCTTCAGTATCAAGAATTCAGACTAAATGAATCTGATTTAAAAGATTATGGCGATAAATTTTTAGAAAGAGTTGAACAATTTAATAAAATCATAGAAGCCAACTCTTAAGATCTTCTTCTCCTAAAGTCTTTGCAGCAAGTTTACCTTTATTTACCAATGACTTCATGATTGCTTCATCTAATGTATTTCTAGCAACGATGTCTATATATACAACAGTTCCCTTTTGTCCAAGTCTGTGAGCCCTATCTTCTGACTGCATTCTGACTTCTAAGTTATATGAGTTTGAATAATAGATAACAGTATTACAAGCGGTAAGAGTAAGACCAAAGCCCCCAGTAGTAGGATTAGCAACAAGAAAACGGCACTTGTCATCGTTTTGAATACGATCCACAGCATTTTTTCTATCTTCAACGCTAACTTCCCCATAAATAAATACTGTAGATTCCTCTCCATATTTTGCAATTAAAAAATCTTTAATTTCATGAATGTTGTATAAATAATTAGCCCAAATAATTACTTTACCATCTGTTTCCTCTAAAGTTTCTTCTAATGCATTAAGTTTTGATTTATGAAGTTGAAGTATTTTACCATCGTCATTTTTAGTAAAACCATTACAAACTTGATGTAATTTTATTATTTCTGTCAATTTATTTGAAAAAGATATTGTACTATCCTCAACTATTGCTAGAGCACTAGTTCTAAGTTTTTCATAAATTTTTTTACCTTCGCCATCTAATTCAATGTATCTCTTGGATCTTACCTTTGGTTTTAAATCTAGACATTGATCTTTTCTAATACGAGTTGCAAAAAGCTTCATTTTTTCTTCTAATTCTTCTAGTCTTTTGTAATATTTTGGAACGGATATGTATCTACCAGAACCAACTGGTATATCAGTCATTTCAGCATATCTATTACGGAAAGCCAAATAACTATGGAAACCTAATAATTCTGGACTTAAGAACTGACATTGTGTAAATAGATCCAATGGAGATTTTGTTATTGGGGATCCTGTTAATATACGCTTTATATGACATAATTTTCCTAGTGATAAAATGTTTTTTGTTCGTTTTGCTGATCTGTTTTTTATTGTGGTTGATTCATCCAGCGCTACAAAATTTAATTTATTTTTTCTAAGATAATCAATACAACCTTCATATCCACGTTTTGTGGATAAAGCTTCAACGTTGATTAGAAAGATTCTAAGGTAAGGTGATTCGTTTAAGTTGTAATAATCTTTTGGTTTATCTATATTCCATTTAAAAATTTTGTATTTTACTTGATCGGGCATATGTGTTTCTATCTCTGATTCCCAATTTGTATAGACGGATTTTGGTGCTATTATTAATGCAGAAAGTATTTTTCTTTGAAAATATAAGAAAGCTATATTATCTATTGTAACTTTTGTTTTCCCTGTGCCCATCTCCATAAAGTAAGCCCAGTTGTTTTTTTCAGCTGATTCTTTTAATGCATTTCTTTGATGCTCGTAAGGCATCGTCTTATACGGATATATCCACATCAAAAACTTTTTATATTTTTTATTTGCAAAGATCAATTAAATAATTTAAGAGCGCATAGGAGGAAAATATGGATATAGAAAAAATGTCTAAGTTAGACATTAGTCAAGATAGTGTTAAATCTATTTCTGACAAATGTAATAATCTTAAAGATTTAAATTTACAAATCAAACAAGAAGAAGAAAAACTTTCATTACTCAAACATAAGGCTAGAGATATGGAAGAAAGAATAATTCCAGAGATGATGCAGGAAGCTGGTGTATCTTTGTTGAAGTTAAGTGATGGTTCGACAGTTGAAGTCAAACCTTTCTATGCAGCAAAAATTCCTGAATCAAGAGTGGACGAAGCCTTTTCATGGTTAAGAAATAGAGGTTATGAAGATTTAATAAAAAATACCATAACCGCATCTTTCGGAAGAGGCCAAGACAATCAAGTCTCGGAACTAATAAAAGTTTGTGATGACAATGGTTTTGCTTACAACAAAAAAGAAAAAGTAGAACCTATGACATTGAAGGCTTTTGTTAGAGAACAAGTTGAAGGCGGTAAAGAATTACCTTTCGATTTGTTCGGTGTATACATCGCAAATAAAACGAAAATAACTAACAAATAATAGGTAACATATGAAAATAAGAGAAGAACAATCGAACGAAGTAGCGATTAAAAAAGAAGCAGGTGCAATTGCAAATGTTAATATTGAGCAATTTGCTGATGAGGGTTTTGATAATGTAGATTCAAAAAGTCTAGCATTACCATTTCTTAAAGTTCTAGGTCAACTTTCACCACAAGTAACAATGGGTGATAGTAATTTTATAGAAGAGGCCAGACCTGGAATGATTTATAATACAGTAACTGATCAGTTATATGATGGTTCAAAAGGTATAAGAGTCATACCTTGTTATTATAAATTAGAATACATTGAATGGAGAGACAGAGGCCAAGAAGGTAGTTCTGCACCTATAAATGTATATCCTTCTGATTCTGATATCATGAGTAAAACCACTAGAGGTGATGATGGTAAAGACAGACTTGAAAATGGTAACTACATAGAAGAAACAGCATCTCACTATGTAATGATTGTAGAAGAAGATAAGACTTCTACAGCATTAATTACTATGAAGTCCACTCAAAGAAAAAAATCTAAGAAGTGGAATTCAATGATGATGTCTTTAAGACAAAAGAAGAAGGATGGTAAAGGTTTTTTCAAACCTGCTCCATTCACTCAAAACTATCTGATGAAGACAGTTCTAGAAAAGAATAATCTTGGATCATGGTATGGTTGGGAGATTGAGCATATAGGCACTGTGGAGAGCGAAGAAACAATTAAAGCAGCTTTTGAGTTTTACGGAACTTGTAAAAAAGGTGCTGTCAAAGTTAATCACGGTAAAGAAGAATCGGTAGAAAAAACTCCATTCTAACATGGATCTACTTGACAAGACTCTGGAGGAGTTTATAGAACTCTTCCAGGGCTCTTCTACATATTTTGGATGTTCTGCTCCCACAGGAAATAAAAATTCTAAGGGTAAAGCTGAGTTTAAACATTGGGTTGAACCTAAACCGATGACAAAGGATCATTGGGTTCAACACCTAAAAGGAGAAGCTTACTATGGATCAGTTCCCATTCGAGATGATAATACATGCAGTTGGGGGGTCATCGATGTTGATCGTTATAATATACGCCATCAAGACGTTATATCCGTTATACGTAAAAGAAAATACCCACTCGTCCCATTCAGATCAAAATCCAACGGACTCCACTTAATTTTATTTATTAAAGGTGTTGTTGCAGCATCTTCAATGAGAAAAAAGTTAATTGAGATTGCCTCAGATCTTGGCATAAATGATACGACTACAGATATTTTTCCAGCGCAAGATGAGGTAGACTTAACTCCTGATAACTGGGATGAAAAAAGAAAAGGTAACTTCGTAAACCTTCCATATCAAAAAGCAAACATGTCTACTAGAGTTGCAATGGATGATGAGTGTCAATCAATTAAAATAGAGGATTTATATAAGTTTGTTTTAAAGTTTAGGCTTAGTCCAGAAGAATTTAAAAAAATTAAAATATTTCAAGATGATGAAACAAAAGATTATCCACCATGTGTTGTAAATTTTATGAAAAACAAAGTACAAAAAGGTGAAGGGAGAAACGATGCAATGTTTAACGTAGCTGTATTAGCAAAAAAAATAAATCCAGATCCGGTTATGTATGAAGAGTGGACAAGAGATATGATGGGTAAGGTTTGTAGTGAAAAACTACACCCAAAAGAATTACAAAATATTTTCAAAGGTGTTGAGAACAAAGAATATGCTTACAAATGTAAAACATCGATTGCTAGAATGCACTGTGTATCAAGTGAATGTATAAAAAGAAAACTTGGGATTGGTGCTAACGAAGCATTACCAGAGGTGGGTAAACTTATTAAAGTAAATTCCTATCCAGAACCATATTGGATACTTCCTATACAAGGTAAATCAATTAGATTATCAACCAAACAATTGTATCAACAACAATTATTAGGAGAACAATTACTTAATTACGATATTGTATGGCGTGCTTTAAAACCAACGAAAAGAGATCCAGATCCCTACAGAGATTGGCTTGATGAACTTATACAAAACAAACAAGACATGGAAGGGTTTGATGCAGGAGAAGAAAGCAGCGATGTATTTAATTCAAGAATGTCTAGGTTTTTAGAGGATGTAGAAGATACTACAGAATTTGATCAAATTGATTCAGGTAACATATGGAAAGATGAAACAGAGATGCGTTTCAAGCTAGAGACATTTAGAGCATTTATGAAAAAAATGAGTTACAATTGGAATGAAAAAGAATGTACAAGATTTTTAGAACAAGGTGGAGCAAAACCTAAAGCCAAATTTAAAGGCATACAGTCTAGGCATTGGGTAGTAGTTTTACCAAAACAAAACGAACACAAAAATAAAGATGTCAAATTTACTAAAACAAAGGCTGCGTGGGAAGACAATTAAGATCTTTGGACCACCAGGCACAGGAAAAACAGAAAACCTTTTGAAACGTGTTAAACGTTATTTGCAAAAAGGCTATTCTCCAGATGAGATATGCTATGTATCCTTCACAAACAAAGCTGTAAATGAATGTGTTAGTAGGGTTAGACAAAAATTTAAAGGTTACGATGAAGATGCTTTTAAATATTTTAGAACTTTGCATTCTTTAGCAAGACAACAATTTGCTGAAATACCTGTATTAGATCCAAAGGCAGATTTATTAATGTTTCATACTCAATATGGAACTGTAAAAGTTGGATTCAAAGATACTTGGGATGATCAAAAAGTTTATAACAATTGGTCTTTACAAATATATGATAGGGCAAGAAACATGAAAGTAGATCCTGTGTGGTTATACAAACAACAATCTAGAAAGAATGTTAGATTACAACAATTTAAATCTATTATTGCAGGATATGAACAGTTTAAAACAATGGAGTTGGAAAACGGACAACGGACACCGGATAGATTAGACTTTACTGATATGGTTCATAAATTTATAACTGATGGACTTGTTATACCTTTTAAGGTGTTGATGGTCGATGAGGCTCAAGATCTTACACCTCTACAATGGGACATGGTTGTCAAAATGTCTGAAGGTGTTGAACGAGTTTACATTGCAGGGGATGATGATCAAGCAATTTATGAATGGAATGGTGCAGACGTTACTTTGTTTCAAACGTTTCCTGGTAAATCTTTGGTGTTAAAAAAATCTGTAAGACTTAATAAAAATATACATTTTTTTTCTAAATGTTTATTAAATTCTATGGGTGATAACAGAGTGCCAAAAGAATTTTATTCTAACGATAAGGATGGTGCAGTGTACAGGTGGAATGGTCTCAAAAAAGTACCATGGAATTTAGATGGGAGCTGGATGGTGCTTGCACGAATTAATGATGTAAAAAAAGAGCTACAAACAGAAGCAAAAAATTTAGGATTGTATTACCAGGATCAAAAAAATAATAAGTCATTTGACCCGAATCAATTTTATGCAATACAATATTGGGAAAAAATTTGTGAGGGTGGCAGCATAAATCGTGAGGAAGCTACAACCATGTATGAATATTTATTAAACATAGATCACGGCTACCGGTCAACGGACAGTAAAAAATGGAGTTTTGCACATCCGAATCAAGTGTTTACTTTTGATGAATTACATTTAAGATGCGGCATGCGTGATGAAAAAGGTCCATGGAATCAAGTGTTTAAAAGAAAATTTAAGGATAAGGATAAACAATACTTTCAAAAACTTATGGGTGAGGGTGTAGATTTAACACAACCACCTAAAATTATTATTGATACAATACACCAAGTCAAAGGTGGTGAAGCAGACAATGTTGTTTTAGCAAGTAAATGTAACTTTCCATCACATTTCGATAAAAAAAATTTAGCAGATAAAATAAAAGAATTGAGGGTATGGTACACAGGAGCAACAAGATCAAAACAAACTTTGCATTTACTCGGAACATACCATCAATATAACTTTCCATTAGGAAAATATTTCAAACAATATGAGGCAAATTATGTTTAGACGATTAATATTAGAGGCATTAGAGGATAGGTATAATGCTCAAATATCAGAAGCAGAGGCTACATTGAAAATTTATTTAGAAAAACCTGTAGCTATAGGAGAACATCCACAACACGTTGATGAAGCAGATAAATTAATAGAAAAGATTGCAAACGCAGAAGAAAAATTAAAAGTTCTGCAGGCATTTAAATTATGAAACAGGATCCGTCTTTAAGAATTCTTTCATTGGGAGCTGGTGTGCAAAGCTCCACTATGGCCTTAATGGCTGATGCGGGTGAATTTGGTGTTAAACCTGATGCAGCTGTCTTCGCAGATACGGGTTGGGAGCCTGAGCCAGTAATAAAACATTTAGAATATCTTAAAAATGTAATTAGCTATCCAATACACATAGTTAAAAAAGGCAATATTCAAGATGATATTATAAAAGCTTTGTCTCCAGGCGGAAATCAATTTGCTTCTGCACCATTTTACACTTTAAATGAACAAGGTAAGAAAGGTATGGGTCGTAGACAATGCACTAGAGAATATAAAATTACTCCGATTGCAAAAAAAATTAGAGAAATATTTGGATTAAAACCAAGACAAAGGTTTCCAAAAGATAAACATATAGAAGTTTGGGTCGGAATTTCTACAGATGAAGTAATGAGAATGAAACCGTCAAGATTTTGGTGGCAGGAAAATAGATGGCCATTAATAGAAAAGAAAATGTCTAGGCAAGATTGCTTAAAATGGTATGAAGGAAAAGGTTTTAAGATACCTGTCAAATCTGCTTGTATTGGTTGTCCATTTCACGATGATAATTTTTGGATTGATATGAGAAATAACCGACCAGAAGAATTTGCAAGTGCTGTAGAATTTGATAAAAAGATGCGAATGCATAATCCTAAAGTAAAAAACTTTGTGCACAGATCTTGTGTACCTTTAGACGAAGTTAAATTTAAAAATGATGACGGGCCAGATTTATTTAATCAAGAGTGCGAGGGCCTATGTGGAGTTTAAAATGAGTGATAAGGATATGTTTGAAGAAGCTTTCCCACAAGATAAGCAGGTTGGAGGAAGTCATTACAAATTTTTTGAAATCCAGCCGTATGAATTTATATCAAAAAATAAACTCTCTTTTTTTCAAGGTAATGTAATTAAATATGTGTGCAGATATTTATATAAAAATAAAATTGAAGATCTTGAAAAAATAAAACATTATTGTGATTTAGAAATTTTACGGATGAAAAATGACAAAAGAAAATAAAAATGCACCCTGGCCAAATATGCAATTACTCACTTCAATTAAGGAAGCTCATTATGAGTGGTGCAAACAAAACGGACGGGACACAAGTTGGTACAAACAAATTATTC